CAGTGTTGTCATCAAGTTAAGCCGTGATAAGCTTGCCGCTGATGAGGAGACTAAGAACACAACACAGCTTCTTGTAGATAAGAACCGACCCGTCGGGCCAACAGGCTTCGGAGGTATGCTAGAATTTCACCCCGAATCTTTCACACTTTCAGAAAAGGAATTTTAGAATGTGTAAAGAAAGTGTACCTTCGGAAAAACAACTCTTGCTGATGATTAAAAACTTTAGGTTAGAGGAGGATGGCAAGCTTTACTGGAAAGTATCCCCAGTGCACAACGCAACTGTAGGTTCTGAAGCAGGTACGTATAGAAAGGGTTACAGGTCTGTTAAGATTAAAGGTACGCAGTTTTACACACACAGAGTAGTGTGGTACTTGAGGTACAGCGAATGGCCAAGTGACCAGATTGATCACATAAACGGTGTAAAGGATGACAACAGAGTAGAAAATCTAAGAGTGGTGTCGCCGGGTTTAAACCAAAGGTCTTACTGCAAGCCCAGAGGAGGGTACTCGAAGTACCGAGGAGTTTCTTATCATAAAAGTATGTCTAAGTGGATAGCCCAGGTAAGGTATGAAGGTAAACTCCTATACTTAGGTGCCTACGACAGCGATAAAAAAGCAGCTCTAAGGTATAACGAAGCCGCCTTAGAACTGGGGTTTAACAAAGAGGCTTTAAACATGCTATCAGAGAAGGAGTTCTAATGGACAACTACCCACAGAAACCACCCAGCTTAACCGCCTACCTAAACATTCGTAAAGTAAAATGCTTTGGGTATAAAGTGGGCGACCTCTCAACGATGACTGTTTACTGGAACCCCACCACGTGTAAACAAGAAATAGGTTTTGTAAAGGAGTAGGACATGACCCTAGTAGTAGTCTCGGATTGCGAAACAGATGGGCTAGACCCTGACAACCTGTGGTGTGTGGTCAATAAAGAACTTGGAGCTAAGTCCTACAAAACGTGGGACTTCAACTCAGGGTATGAAACCTTCATTGACTACGCAAAGACAGTAGACCGCTGGGTATTCCACAACGGTATAAGCTATGATGGTCCCGTGATAAACAAACTACTCGGGTCCACCGTGATTGATCCCTTTAAAATCTGTGATACTTTTGTTGTGTCCCGCCTTGTTAACTACATGGGGTACAACGGTCACGGACTAGATGAGATCGGTATCTCCCTTGGGCAGCCTAAGACAGTCTTCAATGACTGGGAGAAGTACACACCAGAGATGTTGTCCTACTGTAAGGATGACGTAGACCTAGGCACAAAGATATACAATAAGTACAAGAAGTATATCGACGACCCTGCTTGGGCTATGTCTATGGAGACTGAGCACCGGATGGCTATGTTGTGTAAGAAGATGCACGACAATGGTTTCAAGTTCAACCTTCAGTTAGCTAACGAAGTCCTACCTCAGATACAAGACAGACTTGACGAACTTAGCGCAGGGATGCAACGTGCTTTCCCACCTGAGCTTAAGGAGGTTCACCGTATCCAGTACCGTACTAAGGCAGACGGTGAGCTCTACGCTACCACAGCTAACGCTATGGATAACTTCCCTAAGACTGTGATCGACGGTGATGAGCTGGTGTGTTTCGATTGGGTATCGTTTAACCCTGGGTCACACCTGGATCGTATCGATAAACTCTGGGATGCAGGGTGGAGCCCTACTGAGAAGTCTAAGGCACACTATAAGTTCTCTCAACGGGGTGCAGTAGGTGACAAGTGGGGTAAGAAAGTCCTTACTCAGGAGACGTATGACGCTAAGAAGGAAGAGTTCGAACACTACGGCTGGACGGTAAGCGATGAGAACCTTGAGACACTCCCAAGCACAGCCCCTCAGGGTGCTCGTGACCTTGCTGAGTGGTTGTGCCTCAACGGTAGACTAAAGCCACTAGAGGAGCGTATCAGGGAGTGTGAGAGGGACGGACGTATCCGCACTAACTTCTGGCATATCGGGGCATGGACCCACCGTATGTCCCACTCGTCTCCTAACCTAGCTAATATCTCCTCACCATTTCAGGGGGAAGTAGTCACTGCTGTTGACCTTGTTAAGGAGAGGTTCGACGGTCAACTACGTGCTATGTTTACAGTGGACGAAGGCAACTGGCTAGTAGGTACAGACGCTGAGTCTATCCAGCTACGTATCCTAGCTCACTACCTAAAGAACGACGAGTACGTTAAGGCTATCACTGAAGGGAGGAAAGAAGATGGAACAGATATCCACAACGTTAACCGTGCAGCACTCGGACTTGAGCACCTTACTCGGGACCACGCCAAAACTTTTATCTTAAAGCTAGGATAACTTAGGGGTAACCCTTCGATTAAAACCTCGTGAACTCAGGGGAGGCCTCTAGTAGGTAATCCTGAGCCAAGCTAAGTAAACAAAAAGCTATTGATTACTTAGAAGGTGCAACGACTATCGAAAGCACATCGAAAGATGGAAGTTAGTAGAGTACACCCAAGTGGGTGGAAGCGCGAGGCTCCTGCTGTAAGCAGGATGATGATATAGTCTAGTCTATGCGGCGACGTGTAGCAGTTCATAAGAGAACGGGCTGAGCTTAACGAACTCAGTTGAATAAAAACGATGCTTGGCTACTCGGAGCAGGAAACGGCAAGGTCGCTAGAATCTTGGGCTGTACAACACGACAGGCGAAGGGGGCGGTGGATTCTTTCGTTGACCGTACCAAGGGACTTGGGAAACTTAAATCAGGACTTATCCGTAGGGATGCAGCCCGAGGTTTCTTTGAAGGTTTCGACGGTAGAAAAGTTATCTGTCCCTCAGAGTACTTAATGTTAGCAGGTTATCTGCAGAATGGAGAGGCTGTAATCATGAAGAGAGCCAACTGGCTATGGGACAAGTGGTGCACAGAGGATGGCTTGAACTTCAAGCAAGTCAATCTTGTTCACGATGAATTTCAAACAGAAGTTTGTGGGACGTATGAAGAGGCAGAAAGAGTAGGTTACCTGCAGTGTAAATCTCTTGTAGCTACAGGAGAAGAACTCGGATTGTTTTGCCCCATGTCTGGTGAGACACGTATAGGGAGGTCTTGGCTTGAAACCCACTGATAAACGGTGTAAGCATTGTAAGAAGTATAAACCAGCAACCTTTGACTTCTTCTTTAGGAAAAAATCTGCTAAGGATGGTTACGCCACAGACTGTAAAGTGTGTCACGTAGCTAAGAACAAGGCAAACCCCAGCTTTGTAACACAACAGAGAAAGTCATGGTTAAAAACTAAGTATGGCATCACCCTTGAGGACTACGATAGGATGTACAAAAAACAGGAAGGACTATGCGGATGTTGTGGTGAGCCTAATAAAGAGACCTACCTCTGCGTTGATCACTGTCACTCTACTAAAGAAGTAAGAGGTTTGTTATGTCGTATGTGTAACAAGAGTATTGGCAGCCTTGGAGACACAGTTGAAGGACTGCAGAAAGCTATAGACTACCTAGAGAAACACACACACTAAGGAGAACACAATGGAATTTAACTATGAAGATAGCGGTGTAGAATTTAAGTCTTGGCCTAAGATACCGAGGGACAAAGGTAACATCATCACTATTACTGAAAAGATTGACGGTACAAACGCTTGTGTTATTGTGCAAGACGGAGAACTTGTAGGTATTCAATCACGTAACCGTTTGATTAAACCTGGTGATGATAACATGGGGTTTGCCTCCTGGGTTATGCAGAACAAGGAGGGACTAGAGAGCCTTGGTGACGGGTATCACTATGGTGAGTGGGCTGGTCCTGGTATCCAGAAGAATCCTCATATGTTGGAGAACAAGACGTTCTACTTGTTCAACACATTCAGACCACACGAGTCTCTACCTGAGTGTGTCCAACAGGTTGGTATCTTGTACCAAGGTGTGTACTCTAAGGAGATTATAGAGGACTGCATGAGTACCCTTTGGTCTTGTGCTGGTTCTGCAGGTTACATCCCAGAAGGAGTTATCGTTTACTTTCATGACACACGCACCTACATGAAGGATACCTTTGCAAACCGTAAGGGCAAATGGAACTCTTAACACACTAAGGAGAACAAGGTGACACACGAGGATAGACTACAAAAAGCTAGGCTAGACTGGGACAAAGCTTATGACGCTATTGATGTCCCCTACTTTGAGGGCTACGAAGAGCTACACAAGGAATACCTCAGAGCTAGTAGGGTTTTATCAGAATGCAAAGCTTTATACTTGACACAACCCCAAGACTAACTTACTATTAACGTATGGAAACAAAGATAGCTATAAGGATTAACACATGGCATCCACTACTCAATACATCACAGGCACAGCAATGTGGGCAAAAGTATTCGCTCATAACAAAGACAAGAACGAAGACTTCCACGGACCAGGGGGTGCCTACGTTGTAGACCTCATCGTTGACAAGGAAGAGCTTGATAGTTTCGTATCTACTGGTGCTCGTACTACACCTAAAACTACCGATGAAGGTATGTCCATCAAGTTCAAACGTAAGCATACTCACCCCACTATCCCTGCCTTTGGTGGTCCACCTCAGGTTGTTGATGCAGACAAGCAAGCATGGGACGGTACCTTGATTGGCAACGGTTCTACACTTGAGATTGCATACACAGTGTACGACACTAAGCTTGGTAAAGGTACTCGCATGGAAGGTGTTCGAGTTATTGAACACATCGAGTTACCACCTATGGAAGGTGACTCTGGTGTTGCCAAGCTGCCGTTCTAATGGAGAAAATAATCCTAGACTGCGGTCCAGAACTAATGGGGGCGGCGTTAAACGCTGTCTTCCAAGTCCAACTCCAGAACCCTGACCAACAGGTAGGCTCTGAGTTTGCTATCAACACACAGGTTAACGGTGTCTCAATGGATGTCATTCGTAACCTCAACTCATACACAATTAGGGAACCATACTAATGACTAATAAACCAAGCTATGCAGCACAGATGATGATGCAACTAGACACCACTGTAACACTACGCCTTATCACGGTACTGGAGGATATCGAGGCAGGTAACGACCCTGCTCACATCCCCTTCTATGACTCCCTCAATGAGACCTTGTCCTTCATGCTTAAGCCTGCGGAGCTAGAGCGATTGTCTACCCGTGATATTAACCCTGCGTGGCTCACTACTGTGGCTAACCAAGTTGAAGACGCAGAGGTGGTCACTGAGGATGTCTAAAGATATCTCAACACTTATCCCTGATATCATGAAGGTGGTTGACGGGGAAGGGGGGTGGGACGAGACGATCACTAAGTACCTTGCAGATACAATCTCTGAGGTAGCTAGTGAACGTTTCGGTGGTGTACCGGAGAAGCCTAGGGATACCCTTAGTCTCTCCGGTATCGGCAAACCCTGCGAACGCCAGCTGTGGTCCAAGGTAAACGAGCCTGACCAACAGGAAGTAATCAACGCTGAACTCAAGGGTACGTTCTTCTATGGTGATCTACTGGAAGCCCTAGTGATTGCCCTTGCTAAGGCAGCAGGCCACGACGTACAAGGAGAGCAAGATGTTCTCTACGTTAACGGTATCAAGGGTCACCGTGACTGTGTTATTGACGGGTGGCTTGTTGACGTTAAGTCTGCTAGTGACTTCTCCTTCGAGAAGTTTAAGCGCGGAGACCTAGCCTCTAACGATCCCTTCGGTTACTGCAGTCAGCTCAGCTCCTACCTCTACGCTGGTCAAGACGATCCACTGGTTACCGAGAAGAACAAGGCAGCTTTTCTTGTCATCAAGAAGAACCGCTTCGAGTTGTGTCTCGACGTACACGACTTCACTACTCGTCTACCTCACAAGGAGGCAGAGGTACAGCACAAGAAGGACATGGTACGTGGCCCTATGCCACCCATCCCTGACGTTGCTGCACCTATCCCACAGTCAAAGACTTCACCTAATATGAAGTTGTCAACGCTGTGTACTTACTGCTTCCGTAAGAAGAAGTGCTACCCTGGTCTACGTACTTTCATGTACTCAGGTGGGCCATCACACCTTACTTACGTAGGTAAAGAACCACAGGTGCCAGAGATTGACAAGGAGATTTGGTGATGAAAGTAGAGTACCAGTACGACCAAGACCCTAGGTACGGATGGGCTTCTATAACTGTAGACGACAGTAAGCAAGAGCTAATTGTTATGCACAGTACATCCGGTGGGTCTAGAGGTTTTTACTACGATGGTGAGTCTTTTACTCCAACCTGTATTTGCTCTGCTCACGAACTTTCTGAGTGCGCTTGTGAAGGAGTTAGCTGGGGAGATACGTATGACTAGAATAACAACGTCTAGTGCCAAGGCCAAGGGACGAAAACTTCAAAAGCTTGTACGAGATAAGCTCATAGCTCTGCTTACTCCTCGGGGTATAGTAGAGGATGACGTTAAGTCTACTGGTATGGGGCAAGGAGGAGAAGACGTACAGCTTTCCCCTGCTGCCCGTAAGTACATGCCAGTTAGCATCGAGTGTAAGAGCTACGCTAAGTTTGCGGTCTACGGTCCTTACGAACAGGCAGAGAAAGCCTCTGGTTCATACGAACCACTCCTTGTTATCCGAGGAGATAGAAAGAAACCACTCGCTGTTGTATCTCTGGACTACTACCTGTCCCTAGAGGGATGGCGCATAGTAGGAGAACACGATGAGTAAAAGTAAAGTCACGCTTGTATTCAGCTGCGCACATGCTGACCCTAGTGCAAGTAACGAACGCTTTGATTGGTTGGGTAAGTTTATCTACGACCTCAAGCCTGACATGGTTATCGACTTAGGTGACGGTGCAGACATGCGCAGTTTAAACATGTATGACAAAGGAAAACCCACGGCTATTATAGCCCAGAATTACGAGGCGGATATTGATGTCTACAACGACTCCCAAGAAAGACTCCGACACCAATACCGCTACCACCGCAAAGGGAAACCCACATGGATTGGCTTTGAGGGAAACCATGAGCATCGAATCGAAACGGCTCTCTCCTCTGACCCACGTCTTGAGGGATCAAAGTACGGGATTTCCTTTAGCCATCTTCAAACAGACAAGTACTTCAACGAGTACCACCGGTACGCAAACTCTGCCCCCGCTATCGCTAATTACGATGGTGTGGACTACGCTCACTACTTTGCTTCTGGTAACTCTGGCCGTGCTTTGTCTGGTATTCACCACGCTTATGGACTCCTCCAGGCTAGAAATGTTTCTTCTACCTGTGGTCATAGTCACCTTAGGTCTATGTACTTTAAGGATGGTGTTCGTTCTTCGGGGATTATTGCTTCTGTCGTCGGCTGCTACAAAGGGAAAGAAGAATCCTGGGCTGGTCAGTCGAACAGTATGTGGGCTAAAGGTGTCATGGTTAAGCGGGAAGTAGAAGACGGTATGTATGACCCACAGTGGGTCTCGATGAAAGCTTTAAAGAAAGAGTACTCATGAACATTGAAGTAAACCTAAATCTAACGATTGATCCTGATGCTAACTTCCTAGAGTGTGACGAACAGTCTACCCTAGAGGTGCTGATGGACACCATCAAGACAGCGTTCTACGAGATTGATGACATCAAGTTAACCTACATCGAACTGGAGAAGACTTGAGCCTATGGGTTGAAGTATACGTTGGAAGTAAAAAGAGCAGGATACTCGTAGCAGAGTCTGTTGCACACAATGTTTCCAACCTAGAGGATACATCTGACTACACTTTTACCAACACAGAGTTTGGAGCAGCACACCTAGGTATCCCCCCGTCAGAGACTAGGGGTGCAGTCAAAGGACACAACAGGTTATCCTCTGTATGGAAACTTGTACACAAAATCACAGGAGAAACAACATGACACAGATGACATTCCTACCCCCCACCATTGCCGACATGGTTGAAGAGTATGCTACTGCTGCTAACCAACCGATACTCAAGGGACGTTATGCTACTGCTATTCAAGAGGAGTATGGAGAGTGGCGGGACGAAGTAAACGTAAGGGACCACAACCCTAAGGCAGAACTAAAAGAACTCTCTGACTTGGTGTACGTTTGTTATGCTCGTGCTCGGGAGATGGGTTACAAGTTAGATGAAGCAGTAGCCCTAGTACACAAGAATAACATGGGACGTATGTATCAGCCTGACGGTACGATCTTACGTAGAGAAGATGGTAAGATTATTAAGAACCCAGAGTATCCTCGAGTATACCTAGGGGACTTAGTATGAGAACTGAGGATATGTCTAAGGTTAGTATTGACATAGATGCACTAGACGCTATCACAGTGGAGGGATTAAAAGATATCTACCGACTAGCACACTACTTCGAGGAGACTAAGGAGTGTCTAGCAGTATTAGTAGTCCTGGAGTACATGCTGTCAACAAAAGATTACAAACAGTTTCTAGATAAACTAGACGAAAAGGAAGTATAGTATATGAGTAACTACCTACCAACAGATTATCAAACATTCATTGCCACATCTCGCTACAGTCGGTGGCTAGAAGATAAACAACGACGAGAGACATGGGGAGAGACAGTATCCCGTTACATTACTAACGTAATTCCAGATGGGTTTGATCATCCAACAACACATCAACTAGAGCAGGCTATCCTGTCTCTCGAAGTGATGCCCAGTATGCGTGGTTTGATGACAGCAGGTGGTGCTATGGAGCGTGACAACACCTGTCTGTATAACTGCGCGTATACACCAGTAGAGAAGCCAACAGACTTCGACAAGGCTATGTTTATCCTCCTCTGTGGCACAGGTGTAGGGTTCTCAGTTGAACGACAGTATGTCTCCAAGCTTCCTACTGTACCTAGTGAGTTTACTCAGAGCTCAGCGACTATCGTTGTGGCTGACAGTAAGGAAGGCTGGGCCAAAGCTCTCCGTAAAGTTATCAAGGCTCTGTACGAAGGTGTTCTACCCACCTGGGATGTATCCAACGTACGCCCTGCTGGTGCTAAGCTTAAGACCTTTGGTGGTCGTGCCTCTGGACCTGCTCCTTTGGTTGAGCTCTTCAACTTTGTCACTGCTGTATTCAAGGGGGCACAAGGCCGTAAGCTCTCCTCTATTGAGTGTCACGACATCATGTGTAAGATTGGTGAAGTGGTAGTAGTCGGGGGTGTTCGTCGCTCTGCAATGATCTCTCTGTCTAACCTGTCTGATGACCGTATGCGTCACGCTAAGTCAGGTAGCTGGTGGGAGACCTCAGGTCACCGTGCTCTGGCTAACAACTCTGTGTGCTACACTGAGAAGCCTGACATGGAGACATACATTCGTGAGTGGTCTTCCCTAATCGAGAGTAAGTCTGGTGAGCGTGGTGTATTTAACCGTGTGGCTAGTAAGGCTCAGGCAGCTAAGAATGGACGACGTGACCCTAACTGGGAGTTTGGTACCAACCCTTGCTCTGAGATTATCCTTCGCCCACGACAATTTTGCAATCTGACGGAGTGTGTCATTCGTGCAACAGATAGCATTGACGACATCGAACGTAAGGTACGTCTAGCTACTATCCTTGGTACTGTCCAGTCTACCTACACTAGCTTCCCCTACTTGGGTGCTGAGTGGGAGGCTAACACCAAGGAAGAACGACTGCTTGGTGTATCGCTAACAGGGATCATGGACAACCCGTTGATGACCCTGAAGAACAAAGGACTGGAGAAGACTCTTGAGCATCTTCGTAGTGTCGCTGTTACTACTAACGCTGAATGGTCTGTTATCCTGGGTGTTCCTCAAAGTACTGCGATCACCTGCGTCAAACCATCGGGCACGGTATCTCAGCTTGTGGATAGTGCTTCAGGTATCCATCCTCGCCACAGCGAGTATTATATCCGTACCGTCCGAGGCGATAACAAAGACCCTCTGACACAGTTCATGGCTGATGCAGGTATCCCAATGGAACCCTGTGTTATGAAGCCTGACACTACGTCAGTCTTTAGCTTCCCTGTTAAGTCTCCTAACAAGTGCGTCACTCGTGATGACCTCACTGCCGTAGAACAGATGGAGACATGGCTTGCTTACCAACGTCACTGGTGTGAGCACAAACCCTCTATCACTGTCACTGTTCGTGATGAGGAGTGGATGGAAGTAGGTGCCTTTGTGTACAAACACTTTGATGAGATGTCAGGTGTATCCTTCTTACCTCACTCTGATCACACATACCAGCAAGCTCCATACCAGGAGATTGACAAGGCAACCTACGAGGAAGCATTAGCTCTCATGCCTAAGTCTATCGACTGGACTAAGCTAACAGACTACGAACTGGAAGACACTACCAAAGGTTCCAGTACTTTTGCATGTTCTGGCGGCACATGCGAGATTGTGGACTTGACGTAGCCCTCTAAGTACTTTACTATTACGGTATACCTAGCCTCTGGAATAACCCGGAGGAGATCACTAGGCTAACGCCTTGCTCTGTCTCCTTTGACGAGTGTTTAAACCAAGGTGTGACACCTGAGCATGTGTAAAAACTGCTCGCCTAATTGAAACTACATCGAGGAATACACGATGAAAGTAACTTACAAGGATCACATGGGGTCTGACTTACTAGGTAGTCTATGTTATAACTAGACCATCAGAAGGAGAAGTAATATGATTTGTCAGGGTTGCAAGGTAGATAAACCAAAAGAAGAGTTCCCCGCTAGAAACGATAGGTCTGGTAGGTTACGCCCGTACTGTAAAGTGTGCGCTGCTGACGCACAAAGAGCAAGGTACGAAAGCCACAGAACAACTAAACCCTTTAAACACAGGTGTACGAGGGCTAAAACAAGGGCGGGAAGTCTAGACGTTCCTTTTGACTTAACATCAGAATACCTTGAGAGTATCTGGACAGGCAGGTGCCCTGTTCTAGACCTCCCTTTAAGCCTGTACACAGACAGAAAAGATGAGCTTGCGGCAGAACTAGACAGGTATCTACCTGAACTAGGGTATGTACAGGGCAATGTAAATTGGCTATCCCGCAAGGCTAACCGTATTAAAAGCAATAGCTCAATAGAAGTACATGAAAGAATGTTAACCTGGATGAAGGACGTAAGAGATGGAAGTTAAATACCTTGAGCATATGGGCAGTGATTTGGCCTGTGTTAACGCAGCACGAGTAAGCTTCTCTAGCGAAAGTGACTGGGAATATAACCAGAATGATGCTGGTGTTGATCTTACCGACCCAAAGCTAGGCAAGAGAGACACACACCTCATCAAGTTCCTAGCTCGTGGTTGTACCACTAAGGACTGGGAGGAGCTTGTCGAGGAGATCACAACCTGCGGGGAACGGCAGAGCTTTGATGACTTTGCGTGTTACCCTGTTACAAAAGGAGAGTGCAGGGAGTTAGACAGAGAACTGCGTAAACTGCTCAACCACGTTAAGCGTATGCCTTGTCACTGGGTACCATTCGCTAACGGTGGTCAGATCAAGTTACACTTCAAGGTTCCACTCTTTGTTGCTCGTCAACTGCAGAAACACACAGCAGGGTTTAATCCTTGGTCTGAAGTGTCTCGTCGTTACGTAGACAGTGACCCAGAGTTCTATACTCCTGAGGTATGGCGAGGACGTAGTGCTGACAAGAAGCAGGGGTCTTCTGGCGTTGTCGAAGGGATTCTTGAGTTAGAAGACGGCCCTTACTTTACACCAGAAGACGGGTATGGCTTATGTAAAGAAATGTACGAAATGCTGTTATTAAAGATGGTAGCCCCTGAGCAAGCCCGTATGGTCCTCCCTCAGTCAATGTACACAGAGTTTGTATGGTCAGGTAATCTCTATGCTTGGGCATCGTTGTACAACACTCGTTCATGGGGCGACAGCCAAGCAGAGACAGCACAGGTAGCGGAGCAGATCAAGGCTATTGTCGAACCATTGTTCCCTGTAAGCTGGGGGAGTCTTACGCAATGAGCTGGTATGCCTACGAACCTAAGTCTGTCACAGTGTTTGAATCTGATGACGTTAGGGAAACTAAAGTTTTACGAAGTGACGGAGAGTACTTTAGGCTAGAGACTAAGAAGGAACCTATAGGGTTCTTATTGAAAAGCAAGAAGGAGTTTACACAATGAGTAAGTACAACCCAGTAAGTAAACCTTCTCACTACAACCAAGGGGACGGCATCGAGTGTATTACCTATATCAAGCAAGTCCTTGGTCCGGAGGGATTCGTAGCATACTGCCGTGGCAACCTCATTAAGTACAACCACCGAGCGATGTACAAAGGTAACCCCACAGAGGACATGGCTAAGGCACAACAGTACCTAGAGTGGGCCAACGAAACACTAAAGGAGATTTACAAGTAATGGCACAGCAAAAAGCAAAGCCAAAGACTACTCGTGTTGTAACTAAACATGACGCAAACAAGAAGACCATTAGTATCCTACCTAAGACTGAGAAGCAAGGAGAATACATCAAGGCTCTCCTAGCGGCAGACCAAGTGGTAGTCTTCGGGCCTAGTGGTACAGGTAAGACCTTTGTTGTGTCATCCATTGCTGCCTCTCTCTACCATTCTAAGCAGATCAACAAGATAGTCATCACACGTCCTCACGTAGCTGTGGGTGAAAAGCTTGGGTTCCTGCCTGGCGACCTTAGGGAGAAGTGTGAGCCTTGGGCTCTGCCAGTCTTAGATGTACTGGACAAGCACCTAGGGAAAGGTACAGTTGACACAGGCATGAAGAACGGCAACCTAGAGGTTGCACCTATGGCCTTGATGCGTGGCCGTTCCTTTGAGAATGCCTTTATCATCTGTGACGAAGCCCAGAACATTACCTTCCATGAACTTAAGATGTTACTCACCCGTGTAGGTGAAGGCTCCAAGCTGGTGCTCAACGGTGACATCATGCAGTCTGACCTTAGGGAGGGCGATGGGCTTACTAAGGTACTTGCTCTTATCAACAAGTACGACATGCCTATCCCCATCATTGAGTTCAGTGTTGGTGATATCGTGCGGAGTAACATGACTAAGATGTGGGTAGAAACGTTTATCAAGGAAGGTGTATAATGTTTAAACCTGAGGAGATACATACCCGTGTTATTGACCAGAGGATAGGAATGGGTATTGGTGGTGTGGATACGGTTATACGTGTGATACACATCCCAAGCGGAATACTTATTGAGGTTCCCCGTGTTTCGTCCTCACAGTACTACGACCGTGAGATTGCAATACAGATGCTGGAGTCTGCTGTAACACACCCAAAGTACCGTGAGGAAGTCTGATGGAAGATGAGTTCTACCTAGAGTGTTGCCCCTTCTGTGGGCCTCAACCAGACGGCATAGACAACGTAGTACTAGCTGAAACTAAAGACGTACGTGACGACTACGTCCTTGGCTACACAGTGCTCTGTCCTGGGTGTGACTTTGAAATGAGCCATGAGTTTATGGCAGACCTACTGGAGAAGTGGAACAACAGGTTCTACCACGATGATAAACCCTTGACACTGGGTAGCGAGTAGCTTACTATTACTGTAGTAAAACAAAAGGAAACGACAACATGAATACATTCTTGATTAAGTTTGAAATCTTTACTTCACTGGCAGGTTCTAACCAAGTGTTTGAAACCGCACAGGACCTGCTTGGGTCTATAGATGAAATCTACGAGCACCTTACTAGAGGTATCGACATGGACGAGCACGGTGTTAGTGACCCTACCGTCGGTAAGTTTGAAGGGATGAACTAATGGTACTCGGGTATATCTTAATCTGCGGTATGGGGCCGCTAGACCCTGGAGCAATCGAGGGTTGCCGTGTCTTCCCCATGCCGTTCTCTACAGTAGCTGAGTGTGAGGAGAGCCGAGAAAACTTTCTCCTTAGTACTAGCCTGCGTGACCAACACTACGTTGATGACTCAGGTTGCATTGTGATTGGAACTGGAGCGTGAACACATTCAAGCTAGGTATCAAGCATTTCACAGAGAACAAGTATGACTACTCTCTCTTTGTAGATGGGACAGAAGACAAAAGGAATTACGAACATGGCTACAGCAAAGCTTACTTCCGAAAGCTTGACAACGTCAAAGCCCGAGAGGCTCGCTCCCAAGGGCAGACCGAAGGCTCTTACCAATAGAGACTACTTTGCAGGACAGTTTGCTAGTATCCTCTTCGATAAGAACTTTGGGGAGATGACCCTAGAGGACATAAAAAAAGAGGCCTACCGTATGGCAGACCTCATGATTGAAGAGTAGTACTGAGGGGGAGCCGAAAAGTTCCCCCTCTTTGTTTGTCTACCTCTCTAAGGCAGAGTCTCGCGTATCCCTGTGGACATCTTGTACATCTTTAATGCTGTCGTAGAGGAGTTGTAGCTGAGGTATACTCAGGTCCCCTAGGTCTGCTTCACTTGTCTCAAAGACATCCATCATCTGTTCAAAGGCTTGACGCCCAGAGCCCTTGAGGTTGTTAATGTTGATGATGAGGTTTGCTTCTGCTCTTGGACCAGAAGGTACAGCTGCAAAAGAATCTTTGATGTCCTTCCTAGCTCTTGTCATAATCTCTCTCAACATCGCCTCCTTGCCAGCAAGACCCATAGCTTCCCACCTACCATTCTCTAGCACAGTATCAGCGTGGTACTCTAACAGAGGGAATAGGTGTTGCTCATAAATCTCCAGCATCTCAGGGTTGTCCCTTGGAAGGTCTACCTGCCATTGGGGTTTACCTATGTCGTTGTAGAGGCGACCGATAGACGAAGTAGGAACCACCTCTCGTGAACCAAAGATACGACCGGCGTTAACCCCTATGTTTCTACCGTTAATAGCGTCGTAGTTCTGTGTGTTGTAGGCTTTAGCTATGTCCTCACCTACACCAGGGATGTTTTCTAAGCCCACTATACTGTCGACAATCTGGTCAGTGTAACGTAGAGCGTTGTTCAGATGTTTGTTACCGATGTTCCTGGAAGGAGCAACGTAGTCCTCTCCTTCAGAGAACGCCAAAGCGGTGTTGAGTGGATCGAGGAAACGAGTACCACCTGAAGAGTACATGCCCACAGTGGATGATAAGGAGACAGTGACTGCATCAATAAGCTCAGCCTCGCCAGAAATTACGTCTGTAAACAACTCCTGTACACCGCCAGCTGCATCACCTAGTCCCCGTGTAACAGAGGGAAGTGTGAACTTGGCAAGAAACTCTGTAGCAAGAGGGGCAGGTATCACCCCGTCTCCAGGTCGCGTTAGGTGCGCACCCATGCGCCCGATTATCTTCCAGAAAGACAGAGGGAAGTCATGTAGACGAGAGACTATCCTACCATCAGAGTTACGTTCCTCATGCCAAGCAAGACCATCCTCAAGGTTCTCCATCTCCTTCAGTGTAGCCACAGCTATAAGACTATAACCAGCAGCAGCCCTGCTAAGTAACTCCATCCTTGACTTACTAGTTTTTGTGTAGGATTTTAAAGCCAGAGAGATACCTGTGTGATCTGCCATGAAGACCATAGAGTTGTTGAAGAACTGACCAAAGGGGATCAGAGCACCGAGGACAGGAACGTTACGGGCTTCCTCTAGAACGTTAGCTACGAACTCAAGGTTTGTACCGGAGTTACGTTTGCCGTACTTCCGTGCAAAGACGTTACCCAGAGCTTGCTCAACAGCGAGGGCTTCAATCTCCATAAACTCCTGGTAGCTTGCACCCTTCTGTGGGTCCTTAAGGAGAGTGAAGATATCGGGCCGTTGCATAAACTCATTGTACGACATATTATACTTATTACGGATGTTCATGTCCAGGGCGTACATAAACTCCTGTGACTTAGTTAACATATCCTGAGCAGTAACACCGTACATAACCTGCATAGTGTCCATAGCCTTAGTAACACCTGTCCGTGTGTCAGGAGCATCATCAATGATACGGTTAAGTTTAGTCACCATGTCTCCGTTATCAATACCCCCAGACAGGTAGCTAAACATAGCCTTCTGCGCCTCCGGACGGTGGGTAAGATAGTCTACAGTCTCCTCCATAGTGCCTTGCGGGTTAACTAGGTTTCTCAACTTGTTGACCTGAGCTTTAAAGGTATTACCAGCAAGACGACGATACTCAGCAGCACCGATGGCATCACCACCTGCATACCTTAAGACAGAGTAACCCCCGTAGAGAGTGCCCTTGATCATGTCCACAGTAGACTGCATCGTACTTGCATGGGCCCAACCCACAACGTTAAGCTTTGTAGTAGCTGGGTGGGTAACCAGCATACGAATAAAACCATTCTGGAAGTTACGGGACCATTGTTTAAAACCACTAGGTCCGTCTAGCTCTTTACTGGTCGTCATGCTCCTAACAGCTGCTGCAACTACTTCGTCATCAGGAGTACCATCAGGTATAAAGGCTCTTGACCTCTTAGCAGCTCCAAGGCTACCAAGGACAGAACCAGATACACTAGCTACCTCAGCTCCTTTTGCCATAATCTCGTCAAGGTCTAAAACCTTACCGTCAGCATTCTGGAAGACACCATCGACTAGAGTCTCAATCTGCCCTCTCCACTCAGAAGGAAAGTTCTCATCTTTAATAACATCGTTGTACCACCCAGCCCTACGCTGACCTAGCCTAGCGTTTAGAGAGTCGATAGGAATACCAGCGTCGTTAAAGAAACTCTTCAGTCCTCCGTAGAACTTTGCAAACTCAACAGGGGAGATACCTTCTGCATCAACCCCACGGCCAGCAGCAACCAAGTCCTCAAAAGGAGTGAGAAAGTTACGTAGTGATTGTTGTATAACTTCATCTTCTTGTGTCTCTGCTGCACGAGCAGCAGCACCCTCGGCTTCGTCCACACGTTTAAGAGCTTCTTCAAATTTCTCCTCGCCTCTCAAGATGTTTGTACCAGCAGTGTTGGTAGGACCCCACCCACGGGTCAGTAGAAGACCACCTTGTAGTCCACCCCCTACCACACCACCAAGTGCAGAGATGGCACCCTGAGTGACGTTGTAGCCCTCCTGACGGCCAACCATACGGTCTACACTCTGGATACCTGCGTCAGCAGCGACACCAGCAGCAGAGTCTAAGGCAGAGCTACCAAGGATATCCCCCACGGCACGACGACGACCAGCTGTTTGACCAGCCTCAGTTCCTAGCTCCTGGAAGCCTCGGGTCATAACACGGGATTGCGCTTGAGTAGCAGCCTGAGAAGCTACCTTACGGGTAGCCCCCCTGCTTAAAGCAGCACTAGAGGCAGCCTCACCAGCGCCTCGGGCAACTGCCTTTAAAGCTTGAGTAGCTCCACGGGTAGCGGCAGCACCACCTGCTCTACCGAAACCTAGGGACACAGCGTTAACAGGGTCCAGGATAAGAGACCTAGCGTAGTCCCCAACGGCATCAAGCTTTTCACCAGTAGTAGTGTTCTTATTGAAAGCACCACCTAAGGAGTCCCACAGTTCGTAGGCAGAAGCAGCAGTGGCTCTCCGGTTAACAAGTTCGTCACCTTCGCCCCGGTAAAGGTGTTCCATCTCTTTGATGACAGCTATAGAGTTTCCTGAGTTAAACTTACGCATAGTGTTTACATAAGCATCTCTTATTTCCTCACGAGAGTAGTCCTCTTCGGTCATACCGGAGCGGTCTTCCATATAAGTAGCGGCTCTACTAAACTTGTCTTCGTCTAGTATGTTTGATACAGTGAGTGGTTCGACAGGGGTAACAGCCCCTGCCATCGACTGGTCACGAAGAGAACTAAAGCGGCTAGTAGTAGGTCTACCTACAGTCTCAGACACAGGGGTTACACCTATTGACCGTTGACGTAGCTCATTAAATCTTGACATCTATTCACCTTGTATTTGAACTGTTTCGTCGTATGTCCTCGTTAACAAGCAAGTCGTAGTAGCTGTTAACTAACTGGTTTACACCCGAACCTTCGAGAGAACGAGCAGGGCTTGGAGGACCACCCCTTGCGTCTTGGTTTACGAGGGTATCATAGTATATATTTACCAACTCGTCAAGTCCAGACCCTGGGCCTGTGGGAGCTACTCTATTGAAGTCATCATCAAAGTTCTTATCCGCCGGTATACTAACAGGGTCATTCCTGTCTTCGTTAGGTGCCTGCCACATGGTTGGCTGCGTAGGAGCACGACCAGGTCCTGTTAAAGGATTACGTCTGACTGGTTGACGAAGAGTGTCTAAGAGCAAAAGCAAAGTCTCTATGTTTTCAGGTACAGTCTCTAGAGTCCTAAGGGTGCCTACAGCAGAAGTAATCAGTTCATCTCTAACGTTTAAGTCTTCTTCACGTAAAAGAGCAATGAATACCTCCTCAAACTCAGGACTGTTTATCTCCTCTATGTCGGATAGTACAGCAGACACTACAGCAGACTCAGGTCTTTGGTCTGTCTGGCCCAGTTGATCTGGTCTTAAACGAGGACGCATACTGCTTACTGCTTCTTCAAGGACAGCAAGAGGTTCCTGGCCGGGTCTTGAACGAGGACGCATACCACTAGCATCTGTACCTAAGGTAACCGGGGTGTCTTGTTCTACCGGAGCTTTAGCTTCGTAAGTTGATAAAGGTGTGGTGGTTATTACCCTACCAAAGAAATCTGTTTGGTCAGGAATGACAGACTTATAAAACTCTAGGTCCGGTGTTTCACTCTCTACGGCCATGTCTGGTGTAACTAGGACAGGCTGTGTACCTCCTTCAAACAAAACATGGATGCCGAACGAGCCTGGGTGAGCAGCAAAGTAGCTGTCAACAAATTGGTCAATGTTACCCTCAGTAACAGGGATAGCAGGGGTGTCGAGGGGTAGAGCTTCTACTTCTTTATCAGGTAAACCTGCGGGGTCTCCAGGCACACCACTAGGATCAACAACTGGGTCTCCAGGCACACCACTAGGATCAACAACTGGGTCTCCAGGCACACCACTAGGATCAACAACTGGGTCTCCAGGAACACCACTGGCATTCACAGCGCCGTCAGACGTATCCTCTGGAGCTCCTAGGAGTATTGAGAGAGAGCTAGAGGAGAACCCTTGAAGAGGGTCGAAGAGTCGTGTCCCAAGTGTATCGGCAAGCATAGTCGTGTTAGGACCAGGAGCTATACCTAGGTCGAGAATAGCGTTCAGACGTAGGACCCCATTTAGATCATCAGCCTCTTCAAGACCTTTAATCCGAGCGTTGATAGTCTGTAGTTCACCTTCTTCTAAACCAGGAACTTTGCTAGCTTGCAACTCCTGGATCATACCTTCAAGGTTATAATCATCGTTAACAGTTTGCATGTGCGCTCGGAAGTCAGCAGCTCTCATAGGCTCAGCAGGAACAGCAGCTGTAAAGTCGTAAGTCACTCCACCTTCGTTAGAACCTTGAGCCTGAATAGGTAGGTTCAGACTAGCCATAATCTGGTCACCAGTCATACCTCCAACAATCTGTCGGTTGTATACTTCGTTAGACAGAGCTTCATCAACGTTGAGTCCAAGCCACGAACCAATAGACCTACGACGAGATGTCACTGGGTCTGTATCATTAGGCATAGCTTGGGCAGTAGGTAGGATTGAAGCAAGGATTTCCTCCATAGAGGCCTCGCTACGGTAGTCAGCAGCGATAGACATCATATCGTTAAGGTTGTTTCCTGTAATTCTGTTATCATCTTTAGTGTCAGAGTACACCATCATCAACCCTTGGGGGTCCATCTCCAGTGTACCAAGGACTGTACGCTCATCAGCACCACGGCGGATAAGACTAGTAGCTGCTCGTTCGTAAGCACTACGTTGCTCTTGGATACCAGCTTGACGTTTGAGACCCTGCTCACGTAGGTATGTACGGTCCTCGTCTACACGAGCACGGATGTATTGCTTCTGATCTGTGATGTCATTATTGAGCTGACCAAAGAACCCTGCTGCTGAAAACCCCATTATACTTCCTTCCGTGACATCAAGCCACCACGCTTAGGTTTATCTTCCACCATCATCTCAACCTCAGGCTCAGCCTTCATAGCTGACTCCGTGTCATCACCTTTGAGTTTACTCTCCTTTAGACCAGAAATAGCACCAGACAAAGCGATACTCTTAAGTACGTCGTCATCGTTATCTTCTTCAAAGAACTCTTTGAACTCTACATCTTCTTCCTCTAGCAGGTTAACAATGTAGTCTTGGATAACCGGTGCAATCATCATAGAGATGTCAATGCTGTGGATGCCTTGGGCTACGGCACCTGTGAGCACTAACTCTGTAAGCATGGATACAGGTAAGCCCTGTCCAACACCATCCAGGATACTGTTGAGAACCTTAGGAGTACCAATACGTGTGAGGTGATGAACGATAGCTTCATCTGGATTAGAAGTCTCAGGTGGTCGCTCCCAAGGTGCGTTCTTAGGTTCGTTCGTTAGAGACTGACCAGGGATCGGTGCATCAAATTGTTTCATTTTATAGTTCCAAACATTGTTTGCCCGATAAGCATTGAGTCCTGTGCCGAAGTAAGGTCGTCAAGGAAACCTACGTTGGTTCCTTCTCCGTAAGCAGCTCGGTTAGCCGCTGTAAAGTTCAACCAGTTCTGCTCTGCATAGTTAGACAAAAGAGGAGTGATGGTGGACTCAAAGGTGTTAAGGTCTTCACCGTTGTTGTTAAAGGTTCGATACATGTCACTTGGACCAGGATTGTTAGCTGTGCCTGTGACAGCTTGGAACTGGTTACGTGCTTGTACTACACTCGTAACTGTATCACCCCACTGACCGTTCTTAACTCTGTTTAAGATAACGGACATGACAGCAGCTTGCTCATTAGGGTTACTAGACGCCTCAGAGTATGTAGTCCGAAGCAGTTGGTCCCACTCAACGTCTGACAGTGGACGACCAAGGTAATCCTCAGCGCCTGTACGTCCGCCAGCTCCACCAGGTCTACCTTGGCTCTCGTCCCAGCGTGTAGCAGGGCGACGACCACCAGAGTTAGTCTCAATAGGATTCACGTCCATAGCGCCTGTAGTGCTTTGCTCTCTGCTTGCTCTCTCAGCACGTAAAGCTTCAATCTCCCCAGCCCATGAGTTCACCCTCTCCGCAGGGTTGTACTGCGCTTCCTGTGCTTTACCTGCTCGTTGGAGCGCGCGACTAGTCTCGTCCTGTGACCTAGCAATTTGACGTTGAGCCAAACCACGACGCTCCTTAGAGGCAGACACGGTGTCTACTCTGTTGTAGTTAGAGTTTCTGCGTGCACGAAACTGTTTGATTGAGTTCTCGATCATCTTCTATTCCTTATCCAAATAGGAGTCTGCTTGCGATGCTACCTAAGAAAGCACTGGTCTGTCTATCATCCGCCATCTCCTCTTGTAGTTTTAGAGCCTCTAGCTGACCTTTATCACCTAGTTTTGCAAGCATGATAGAGTTAGCACGGTCCAGCTGACTTTCAGAACCTTTGAAAGCAAAGTCCATCAGGTCTCGTTCCCTCTGCCAAATCTGATCAAGAGCTGCACCAGTGATAGCGTTGGTGTTCTTTGTATACTCTAGGTTAGAAATGTTCTGAGCAGCAGTACTGGCAGTAGCTACTGTTTGACGCCACTGAGCATTAGACTGAGAAATGACAAGAGAGTTCTGAGCATTAAACTGATCTCTCTGAGCTGTAATTGTTGTGTTAAACTTCTCCATTGCGTTAGTTTCCCCAGAGTTAAACTGCATAATAGCATTTACCTGAGCAGCATTGAACTGTGAAGCAGAGGCTTGGAGGTTAGAGAAGAACTGATCTGTTTGATTCTTGCTTGTAGCATTAAACTGAAGGGAAGCATTGGTTGCAGCTTGGTCAGTAAACAAGGAAGCAAGTCTCTGTTGAGTTTTAAAGATAGTAGTCTGTTGTTCGTTGTTTAGGTTTTGCATCTCAAACTGTGCAGTAGTGTTTGCATCTTGAGAAGCTATACCAATGGCTGACTCCATAGCGGCCTGTACGACAGCAGCACCAGCAATACTGGAGGCCCCCATGCCACGAGACTGCATGACACCCATAGCTTGCCGCATTGCCCCTGAGGCCCACACAGGAGTCTCTCCACCTTCAAAGTCCTGCATTAGTTTAGTGAGCTGACCTTGGACTGTAGCTTTGGCAGAGGGTTCAGCAGTAGCAGCCTCAACACTATCAATGATGCCTTCTGCCTCAGCGGAAGCAAGAGCAGCTTCCATCGTATTAGTGACAAGAGGTTCAGGTACTTCAGCAGATTTAATATCAACAGGAGCTACTGTTTCTGTAGCAGCAACAGGTGCAACCGGAGCTTGACCAATAGCCGTGTCTATAAGTTGACCAGGGGTAATAGCTGTAGTTGCCACAGGGGTTTGTGCAGCAAGAGTACCTGGGGCGGTATTAGCTTTAACAACCATACCTTGTTGAGCTTGTTGAACCTCCTCCCGTACTACAGCGTTAGCAGCAGTTTCTTCCTGCTCAGCAGTTTGCAGGTCAATAATCAACTGGTCAACCTGCGGCTGTAGCGACGGGTTAGTCACAAGCTGTGGTGTTAGGGAGTTAAGTTGGGCCTGAATAGTTGCGACTGACATTAGCTGTAACCTCTTTGTGACTTAGTATAGTCCATTGTTGCTTTCTTTACAAGAGCTATTAACTAACATTAGCGTACCACCTGTACAAAAATGTTCTCTGGGTTTACTACTGCTCCGGTGTCAGAATTCCTAACGGCAATAACGAATTGAGTAGTTGATATAATTGTTGTACCAAATACCGGGAGACCTGTACTTGCGCTGGACGAAACGTTAACCGAATAATTTGCATCAGGCATGGCGGTTGCCATCGTGAATGTAAAGTTACCAATTGCACTTCGGGATATAGCTAGGTTACCAAACGCTCTTGCTGTGCCATCAACACCGTTAAAGTTACCCCATGCTCTGACACCGTAAACTGGGGCTGAACCTAAAGCTACAAAAGACGAGCCGTTTATAGAATCAACATTTAACGAGGTAATACTGGCACCAACAAATGACCGACGGTTTACACTCCGAGCGCCTTCGCTTTCGTAGCGCCCCAACGTCCATGCGGGGTTAAACCCAATGGAGTGTGGAACCATGCGGTTGTTTACACAGTTGTTAAATATGTGATCCGACTGGTAACTGATCGCAACACCCGCTGTTGTCATTTGCCCTGTATCGCAATTTGTAACCGAAAGCTGCCCTCCTGTTAACTGACGAATGAACGGGTCAGAACGGGTACCTGTAGTAGGCCATAGAAACGTTGCCGCGTTAATAGTGAGTTGCCCAGCACCGACAGTAGCAAACGATCCTGTAACTAATTCACTTTGTAGTCTACCTCCGTTAAGACGCAAGACTCCATTCAAGAACAAAATCGCGTCTGGTGTACTGGATCGAATATCAGCACCATACATTGTATGATCGCCCCCAGCTACCAGAATAGTTGGCTGGCTTTCTCCCTCTATCTTGCTGGAATAAAACCCGAGTATCGTCGATTTCCCGCCGCGCAATTCCAGATACGATCCCGGTGCATCCATCGACGCTAGTGCTACTTGGTATGTAATGTCAGTGGAAGGTATATTATTGCGAGCAGTTACAGCCGTCAGAACGGAGTTAGCCCCCAATGCTCCAGACACTGATCCTGTGATAGTGTCAGTTGTATTGAATGTACCTGTAGTACCTCTTAGGCGAAGAACCGTTCTTGGCCCCGCTATCACGTCCACTAAGACACCTGTTGCGCCACTGGTTGCTTGGGTCAGGGTCTCACCCCGAGACAACCACCCTACGTCACCAGTGCATCTCAGTTCTAGTTGTTGTTCGCGTCCGAGAACCATACGAGTCTTGTGGTTCATGATTCCACTAGCGTTTAGCCCATCAACTTTTTCCCCACGGAAACCTACAGTGCGTCCATCTTCAAAAATAGAACGCAAATTAGGAAAACCAGTGATCTCAAACGACCACGAGCGGTTGCCTCTAACCGTTACAAAGTCAAACGCCCCGTCGATAAATAGGCTTTCTCCAAAACAACACAGTTCGTTGTCTTCAAAGACTGTGCCGCCTGGATTAGAAATCCTAGAGGAGTCCCGCGCGTCGATACCATTGATTGCCCCAACAATTCGCAGTTGTCTAAGGGTGCCTCGCGCGTTGTCTCCGTATTGTAGCGCCCACGGATAGCGGATTAGATCATCGCGACTGTCCGGGGAAGAAGGTTGGTCCATGTAAATAGTAAAGCCACCGAGGGTAGCGCCCGGTTCCGCAGGTTGTGTGTAAATGCAGTGATCGGTTGACATGTCAAAGTTGGACAGGATTGCAAAACCGCAATTTCGACGCTGCCCTGCCAAGGGCACAATCTGCACGCTACTACCAATGGTGATACTGCTGTCAATTCGCAGAAATCCGGTGAGGTTGATACTCCCGGTAAACCTAGTAAAGATGTGGTTTAGCTGGGCCGCAGTGTCAGGCTGTGACGCCATGATAGTACCGACTGTGGCAGGGGGTGAAAATCTAAACTCATGTTTTTCTATACGTCGAGGTTCTAGACCCCAATGTTCGAAAAACGCATTTTGCTGTGTATCAGGTTCCCACCCAGACATGTCGGGGATTAGTGTAGATGAAGCTACACGGCGCACACCAATCAACTCACCCTGAGGTGTAACCCAAGAGATATGCTGTACGGTAGAGGGTAGTTCTGGAATAGCTGTAAGTGCAGCAGCTCTACTGGCGTAAGGTGCTCCAGAAAAATCACCATTTACCAGAAAACTACCGCTGGTATTTACTCTTACGTGCCCCGCACCTACGTTTGATAGGAATAAATCCCCGTTTGTACCGGGAGCACGCCCTAAACGCGCGCCAAAAGCACCCGACAGAGCCTCACCGTATGAATGAAAGTCTATGAATGACGGTCGATCACCGCTACCGTAGAGGCCTAAGTTAAGACTCGAAAGACCTTCGCTTCGAAGGGATTGCAGGTTCAGCGTAGTTCGCATCTCTTCCGCGTCTGCATCGCCTACGAGAGTTTTACCAAAGGAACTAATAGTTGTGTTAGGAGGGAGAGTAAGAGTCTTGATGTCTACGTCTACTTCTGAGTCCATAAGAGCACCAGCAGCAGCTACGTTAGCTGTGTCTGTGACATCAGCAGAGGCTTCAACTAGGTCAAGCTTAGAGCCGTCAGCAGCTACGTCCCTTCCGTCAACTGTCCCACCAACCACAATGTTTGTTGTAATATTGAGGTCGTCAACATAAGCTGTCCTCCAGCGTACTGCTGTTTTACCTAGGTCATACGTGCTGTCAGTCTTAGGGGAAAAGTCACTTGGCCCCCCTACAAAGTCTTGAACAGGACCAAACACAGTAATAGCTCCACCTTCTGACGGAGTACCATTGTGTGTGTGTCCTGTCGAAGCTACAAAAGCAGCGAGGATAGCATCGAACTCACCGTCTAGGTCAGTGGCATTGATGACACCTCCGTTCGCAATGTTATTTGTTGTGTCGTTTCTAACGTAACCAGTTCCCATTTTATTTCCTGTCTTCATTTGAGTATTCAAGTATTGCTGTGTCTAGTACAAAAGGAGGTCCACCTTCAAACTCGTACTGTAAACTTACTGTAAAAAAAGAACCCACTACTCCCTTTTTTACAGAGGTGTCAGGGTTACCACCGTAAGTGTCTACACCGTATATAGCTGCACCGTACTTTGAGAAAAACCCCCCACCTACTAACGGGAGTGATACAGGTTGTATCTTTCCTGGTTTATTAAAGTCGTACCTCAAAGTGAGAGTACCAGACACAGAACCCTCAGGGTCAAAGTATGTGTCCACCTTATAGGCTGTCTTACGAATAGCAGGATCAGATACAGCCATAAAGGGTGTGTAGTAAAAACTTACAATAGGTTCACCATCAAATGTACTCCCAGACTCTAAAAGGTATACGTGTTCATCGTCGTTACTAAACAAAGAAACCTCTGCATCCGCTACGTATGTAGACGAAGACCTGTAAGCTTTAATACCCTGAGAGGTTCCCCAGTTTATACTCTGTGAGTTCTGGTCTAGGAACTGAACACCTATGTAGCTTACAGAGTTTTCTTTACTTAAGTTTCGTTTATACTTAAAGATACGGTACTGGTTCTTCTCTCTAATAACAGTTGAGGTGTACTCAGCAGAGGTTTCGATGTAGGACACTACGTCTTTTTGTATTTGGCGTGATGCCGACGAAAGGTTAAAGTCGCCAATACGTTCAGTAGCACCAAGAAACCTAATACCGTCTGGCCCTAGAAAAATTACATCACCACCGACTTCTTGTACCGTATCACCTGCTACGCACCCTAAGTCATTTGTTACAGAGGTTAGTGTAAAGTCAGACTGGCTTGCACCAAGGAGTTTACGTATATCTGTTTGAGAGAAGTTAATTAGCTGCTCTCTAAAGGTAATTAACCCTGAGCAACTAGAGGGTAACCTATAACTCCCTGCTCCGTTAGCACTCGCGAAGTCTTCTTCTGCAAAAGGAGCACTGTAAGATACTAGGTCCTCTTTAGCAAAGAAGAGATGGTTCTTAAACTCCTCCACAAACTGAGCACCTGTAAGGTCAGAAACACCTTGTATCTTTTTATAAGTAGAGTTCGTAAAGACAACTGGGTTATTAGTTGAGTCTACCATAGCAGTCTTAAATGTACCGTCAAAGTTAAACTCTTTGAACCTTGCTCTTGTTCCTCCTGTGTGGGAAGAACTTAGAAATGTAACAGCGGCGTTGTCTGCTGGTGAGGACGCAAGAGCAGGTGCAATAGTTAGGGTAGCTGTTCCAGAAGAAACAGTGGGTAACTCTGTTACAGTGTATACAAGCTCTACCCCGTCTATACTAAAGGTGTCGCCTACTTGAGGTACTGAAACAACATCATCAACAGACAGTGTTGTACCTGACTGTGAACCAGAAGAAACAAGGGGGGAGCCATAAGTTGGGGTGTTTACCTTAGTCCAACCTAAGCCACCACTACGCCATACTGCGCCACCCCTGAGGACGTAAGCAACCTTATCTGCTGCTGAGTAGTACACACCTTCAATGCGTGACTGACCAAGGGTAAACGTAACCACAGCTTTATCCGCAGGGCTAGAGTCTAGTGCAGGTGTGATTGTTAAAGTAGCTGACTTGTTGGCAGAACTAAAAGACACAGCTGTAACCGTGTACGTCCCTGTAACTCCTGCTACAGTGAATGTGTCACCTTTAGAAGGGGACTCATGTGCGTCTGCTACTAAGAACGAAGTACCAGTTTGACCAGAGCCTTGAGCTACCACAGAACCGTACGCAGGCACAGGGTTAGCGTCATACTTAGTGAAGCCATTGATACGACGGTAACCACCCTGAGTAGACGGCTCAAAGTTCTGTAAGAGACGTGCTGACCCAGGCATCTTTAGACCTTGCTGTAACCTCGATAGGTTAGAGACAAGGCCCCCAGAGAGTTCAACAGGAAATGTTTCCCAGCGAATTGGCATTAAAAGTTCCCTGTAGCTGCTCGTCTTGTTTCTATTCTTGTGTCACGTACATCTTCGTAACGGTTAATGTACACCTTACGCATCTGCTCAATCTGGTTAGCAAACTTAGCGGAAGCTCTGTCTTGACTCTCGGTATCTGATTGGAAGTTGTATACGTAAAGAGAAGCACCCTCAGTGATAATGTGACGGAACGCAGGGGGCAGAGAAGGTACGTCACTAAAGAGAATAAGGTCTACTGGCAGTGCGTAGTACTCGAAGACAACATCGTACGCTTCATCAGGAGAGGGGTAAAGAACAAACTCCTGGTTAGGTGTTCGGATTACTTTACGTGGTACACTTCTGATACTAGTGTCTACTGTGTTGTATTCATCGTCGATGTGCTTATGGAGGTACTGTTCGTAGTCCATTTGACCTAGGTGTACTGTTGGGTTACCAAAGGTGTTGTTACGTTTAATACGAAAGACATTAAAGTCAACAGACTTAGCATTAGTTGGGTAGGGATAACGCATAACCCCAGGGGATAAAGTTTGTTCTTCTTCGATAAAGTTAAACGGCCAGTTAAATTCTTGCTGGTTTACAGTACGAATAGCACTGTTTACTCCCTCTTTAACAACAGAGTAGACCCCGGTTGCAGAGGCAAGAGTGGTTGCTGTAAGAGGAGTTTCATTAAAACGGCCAAGCACATCATTAACAAGACCAAGGTAGTTGTAGGCCATCTACTGCTCCCTAATTGGAAAGTTAATCTTACGTTCACTTATCAAACTGCTAGTCCCAAATGTTATCCGGCAAGTAACTACATAAGAGGAGTTGTTAGCTCCCCCTGAGAAAACACCTCGTGCCACTGTATTGGAGTTAGAACCACCCTCGAAGGTCAACCCATTTACAGTAGTCCCTGCTACTACACTGGTCTTAACTCCAGCTGCATCCTTGATAAACCAAGCTACTGCTGAGATCGTATCACTTCCAAGGAAACGAGACCAGTCTACTGAGTAGTCTAGCCTTGCGTCAGGGTCCTTAGGGGGCCATTTTAAACTCACGCTGCGTTCCTTCTTGTGGATACCATTGCACTTCTATTCTCTTGGTCTACCCTTACACTACGAGTGACTTCGTTAGGTTCAGCAGTGACCAGTGCCTGCCGGTTTTCTTCGTCTACGTAGACAACTGTTCCTAGGTTTTTCCCAGTCATACTAATTATAACATAAGAGGCTCCTACTGTCGAGATACTTTCTGTATCTATCTCTCTTCGTAGTGTTCGTACACCAGAGACAGCTACGGTTGAAGAACTAAGAACACTGACGTCTCTACGTAAAATACGCGCCGCAGAGGTTGAGAGAGTAGATTCGCTATCTATCCCCACCTTTCTCCTAAGAGTACGCGCCGCAGAGGTTGAGAAGCTGGAAGCACTTACGATACTTACGGCCCTAAGAAGCTCTTTAATGAACAGGGCTGTAACGTTGGACGAACCAGCGACAGAGGCAGACCTGTTTAGTGTTCTTACCGCAGAGGCAGTGACAGAGGACTGGCTAGAGATAGACGCAACTCTATTCTGAGTTACAAAGGGCAGGGCTTGTACAGAAGAAACACTTGAAATGCTACTTGACCTGTTGAAAGTCCGAATAACATCGTAAGTATCTTGACCGTATCTTCCTAGCCCGTATACACCTCTAGCCATTTTGAGTACCTTAGGTTAGTGAAATATCTACACCACCAATTGGGAATGTGATCGTGTCTCCATTAGCGACGACAGCCGAAGTGATACCGTCCCAGGCGAGCATGTTACCGCCTGTCGCCGCATCAAAGATACCAATAGCAACAACAGTACCGAAGCTACCACCAGAGGCAGTAAAGGTTTCTGCACTTGTATTAGTAATCGACCCACCAGATGAAGCACTAAAGGCTACAGCCTGACGTGAGTAACCATTACCAGATACCTCGGTACCTCCTCCAGCGTCCGAAGGTGTAGCGGTAAACAAAGCTAAGTGTACAGTTGTCGAAGTAGGTGTGCCTGTATTACGGAAGACGTAGTTTAGAACAGCGTCCTCAAGGTAGTTTGTAAAGCTTGACATGTGTTTATTTCTTTCTATGGGAGGGCACTATAAAAGTTAAACTGCCCCCGTGGTTACACAGGGACAGTCAGGTAGTTCTTAAGCGAGAGTGTCGCGGTCTACTTCACTAGCACCTTTGATACCCGTAGCAGTAACATCCATCAACATGGCATACACACGGATAATACCAGACGTATCTGGAGTAGTACCAATTAGCAGCATGTCTATAGTGTCTCCAGCGCCAAAGACGACAGGGACAGCAGTGTTAGCCATAACGGAGTATGCGCCAACAGCAGCACCAGTAATAGCACCCCCATCGACAAAGGCGTCTACATTACCACCAGTGATACCCAGATCAAAAGTACCAGCGGTACCCCCGGCTGGAGCAGTCTTAATTTCTGTACCCGCGAAGAGTACAGCGTTACCAGGAGAAACAGTGATAGCCTGGATGATGTCACCCGCAGCAAGGGCAGAACCCTTAGCGGTAGCAGCAGCAGCAAGGTCAATCTCAACCTCTACAAGGTAAGGCTTGCGGGAGGGGTTACCCTTGCCCCCGACTGCCTTAGCTAGAGTTGTTACGGTAGCCATAAGTTAGTTCCTTTATTGTTGACTCTCATAAAGAGAGGTAATCTTTACTCTATCGAGTAATGAAATTACTCATTGTTTTCAGAGACTTACCTATGCGATGTTGTACTTGGCATTCACAAGAGCTTCTGGGCGCAAGATTTTACGACCATAGAGGTGCATACCACGGACAATGTCAGCAAAGCTGTCTTGGTCACGGTAAGTCTCTGTCTTGTTGATCTGCTCAGCAGTAGCGACAGCAGAGTCATGTCCGGCAACAATCACACCGTAGTTGGCGTTCTGGTTAGTAGTACCAACAGTACCAGGACCAGTGCCTACATTAGGCAGGTTGTTAGAGACGTAGACTCGGAAGCCATTCCAGTTGCTCAGAACGAGACCGTTACGAAGAGCACCGGAGTCACCGAAGTCAGCATTGAGGAAACGAGAATCTTCGTCCATCAGTACTTCCATCATGACTGGGTCGATGACCAACCAACGTCCACCTTTTTCAACGTTCTGTTGGTCCAGCAAGCGACCCATGCGGTTGATAACCATAACAGGAGAAGCAGTTGCAGTAGGCAGAGCAGTAGCACCAGGCAAACGAGCAGCTACAGGGATGGAGTGATCACCAGCAGAAGCAGTTGTGATGTTGCCAAAAGAACCCTTAGTCAGCTTCATCGAAGCCAAAAGTTCGTCTGTACCAGCGGTAGAAACAGCTTTGGTACCGTTTACAGTGGTGTTTACTTCGTCAGCGTTGACGTGGTTAGCAGACTGAGCGTAACCGGAGAGGTAGCCCAAGACTTCTTGGTCGTGGTTATCAGCCAAGCGGTAAGCCGCACGGTTAGTAGCCAAGTCCATGAAGTTAACGTGGGAGTGAGCAGTCTCAATGTCGTCACACTTGAAGGCAAAATAGTTAGCCTTGTCGATGACCAGAGAGAAGTCCTCGTCGTCGAGGTCTTGAGCAGCAACCTGTGTGCCGCGCTTGTACTCACTTACAGAAATCTCTGGCTCTTTGATGATACGAACCGTATCGCCTTGAGCAGCGATCTCACCGAAGTAGTCAGAGTTGGTTACGTCTCCAACTACTGTAGCCTTACGGAATGCAAGTTGTACTTTCTTTGAGTAAATTACGGAGCTAAAGTTCCCGTTGGGAAGATTACCATGCCCGCCTGTTGATGGAAAAGCCATATCATTATCCTTTGTGTTAGGCTTGAATAGCTGTCTGTTTTCCAAGAGGCTGACGTTTTCAGAGGTGTGTCACTTCCCGCTAAGGAGGATCAAGGCTCTTACTTTATCAGGTAGTTCTTCTACTCACGTTTAAGCTTATAGTGTTACGAATGTCGGGTATCAAGGTGAAGGTGTCAGTTACCTGGGCTTCATTCTCGATACCCTTAGTTATACTCTAACTCGTTTAAATGTCAACAGTTACTTTGACATATCGTACTTAAAGTTTCCTGTAGCCATCGCTTCCATGATTGCTTGTTCATTCTTAGCGTACCACTTGTCTGACTCACGGTAAACTTGAGACTCAGAGAACTTCTTACCGGTTCCTTCAGCATCAATCTTAGGTGTCGTTCCTTTAGACTGTACATCTAAGGCAGCATCCTTGGCGTTCTGCTTCTTAGCAGCGGGCGTAAGGTTGTTATCCATCTTGTATAAGTCGATCACACGGATGACAGCCTTGGAGTCGTCTTGGTTGTCATACAGTGCGTTCTTAATCCAGTCTGATTGCTCATCAACCCAGTCATGGAAAGAGTCAGCTTCCTTCAGGGTATCGAAGTCAGAGTGAGCCTTACGTATTTCAATCTCTGCCTTACTACGTTTAGTCTCGTAGTTGAGGTCATCAAGTTCTTTAAACCGAGAGTCAGTCTGCTCAAACATTTCCTTAGCTTTACGCTGGGCAATAGTCTCAACGATACCAGCAATGTCAGGATACTTTGAGGCCCAAGCTTCAATGTCTTCGTCTGACTTAGGAGGAGCAATACCTTTAGCACCACCTTCCTTTAGAGCATTGAGTTCAGCTTTGTGTTTAGCTTCTTGTTCCTGTTGGTAACGACGTAGATCACCATAACGCTTCTTGAAGGTAGATTCCTCTTTAGAGAGTTTAGTCTCCTCTTTGGTGTCCTCTACTTTTACCTCGGGGGTTTCTGCCCCTTCCTCAATAACTTCTTCCTCAGTACTGTCTTCTTTACCTTCGGACTTCATGAGTTCTTCAAGTTCTTTCTCGTCAGCTTCCATACGTTTACGATTGCTTCGGTTGTCATACCGAGGGTTAATCATTACGGACTTAGCTTGCTCGCGTACCATTTCGTTAGCCATTTGTAGTTCTCCAGTTGGGGCCGCTTATAGCGGGTTGCCATTAAGTTGTTGTAGTTTACTTCTTGTTTGTTCGTTTACTTACAAGACCACCTTTGTTACGTCCTTGTGGCCGTGCCCGTGGTCTTGCTGATGTGGTCGGGGCGTTAGCTGTAACTCCTGCTGCATCTGCTGCCCTATTGTTTCTGGCTATACGGTCGTTTCGCTGACCAGCGTCCTCACTGCTGCTCCCCATATCAAATTGAACTGTGTCCCCTTGAGAAGGTCTTCCACTGTCACCACCAGCCTTAACGTCGTAAACAGGATTAGACCTAGAAAAGGTTCCTACTCCTTGGCTGTTGGTGTAAGGAGCTGTCCTTTGACCCGTAGTTCGCCTTGCGTTTACGTTGAGTGACTCCATATAATTCTCGAAGATACCCTCGCCGTCAGATATGTCTTTTGAAAGCCTACCCGCAAGACCGAAGTTTCCTCGTGCTTCGTCAGCCATAGCCATCAAACGATCAGAAGACTCTTGGTCACCAATCTGTGAGTAGTACCGAGCAGCAGCACTCACTTCAGCAATGTCACGCATCCCTACAGCTGCCCTAGCAGCCCCACCTAGGAGACCACCTACTGCCGTTATACCTCGGTTAGCAAATCTGTCCTTTAGTTTGTCTTCAGCCCATGTCGAAACAGACTCAGTGTCTGTAAAGTCTAGGGTACCAAGGGGATTACCAAAGGCACCCGGCCCTTCTCCTGAACCAGCACTGATTCCTCTAGTACCCCTAGCATCTCCAGGAGTATTTCTTTCACGACTGCTACCGGTGTTACTAACTGCATTTTGAACTACTAAAGGTGTCTCAGAGAAACCAGCTGGGATAGCCTGAGCAGGCTCACCGTTTATAAAGAGAATCATCTGACTAGTTCCACCGGGACCAAAGTATTCCTTGTAGGTGTAAGCAGAAGAACGCATAAGCTGATCCGCTAGACCAGGAGTATTCCAAGAGGCAGGGTTAAACGTCGGTTGGTTTACAAGACCACCCTCAGCCATCATAGGGAGTTCCTCTGTTACGAGGGGTCCTTGTGTCTCCATGGTGTCATCTACAGGTTCACCCCCTACACGCCCATCTTGCTCCATGTCCAGCATACCCTGCTTAGCCTTAGTACGAAGCTTCTCAAAGAAGTTCACCCCAAAGAACTTTAGGACATCAGCAGGAATAACATACTCACCTTCAGACAACATCGCAGGGATATCATCTCTTACATTCTCAGGTGTAGAGCCAGGGGGTACTTCGTTTCCACTAACAGGGTCACGTTCTACAGGACCACCTGCAGCCATAGTCTTAGGGTTTTTACTATAGTCCACTTTAATTCCTTTAGGTGTTGTGTTGACCTCTGCTAGCTTCTCAGTACCGGAGATGTCTACACTGTTATCCTCTGCAAACTGTCTCTCAAACTCGAGCGTACTCATCTTGTGCTTACCCACAAACTCTACCTCAGTCATCTTACCAGCAGAAGCTAAGAAGTAATCACTCATAGCATTCTTAGAGACTAGACCTCCTTCTGCGTAGCCTTCAGGGCTAGACACAAGACCTCCGTTAGAAAAAGATATGTCTGGTGAAGCAGAGCTGTAAGTCCCAGCAGGACCTTGCATAGTAGACTTAATTGTGTCAGGATTAAAAATAACCACTTCGTTAATACCTTTTGATGGGGAGAAGGATTGTATCCCTTGAAAACCCTCTTCTTCAAGAATCGGTCTTAGGACGTTTTGTCCCCACCCCGTGTTTTTCCCTTGGCTATCTTTGAACAGGTCACTTACACTTACGTTTCGACCTTCTTCTAAACTTTCTAGTACCTCTGTTAAGTGAGGAGTCATGCTCTCTGTAGGAACCTCACTAAGGGATGACATAACTTTGCTTCGCACAACGTCGTCTAACAGTGCCTCATCTGTGAAAACCTCAGCTACATTTGTGTATACAGGAAACACTTGGCCGCCCATCTTCGCATCCGAAGGGTCAGTAAACCCTCTGTTTAAACTCATAGCATAATCAGAGGCATCTTTAGAGGAGTCTGTAAGGTACACCCCAGCTCCATAGTCTCCTGTGCTAGAAGGAGAAAGGTTAACTCCTTCAAAGTTTCTGGTGTCTCCTCTTAGAGTACCAGACATACCATGGTACAAAGGTGTCTGTTCATCTCCTATTTTAAAAAAAGAACCCTCCCCCCACGCTTCTAGTCCACTCGTTTCTGGGCGAATACGGATGTTACCTCCGAGAGAACCTAGGGCATTAGGGTCTACCTCTACACGTTTAAATCTCTCTACTGCTTCCCGTGCTCCTTTACTAATAAGTTTAGAAGCTGCATCACCCACTCCAGGAATAAGACCCACGACAGTAGCTCCGCCTAAAGCCCCAACAAGCCACCAGTTTGGGTCTTCTTTTTGTGTCTCTTCGTAGACCTCTTTTGCAGCCATAGCGTCACCGAGGATAGGTGTCATCTCAGCAATAAATTTAGCAGCCCCCTTTAGGGTGGGGCCACTGGTGTTTGGTCCCTGCTCTACCCGTCCTCTGTTTCTGTTTTGGATTCTAGGGCTAACCAAGTTTTTATCTTCATCCATTGACTTGCTCCCTTAGTTGCTTCAACCTACGTAAGGCATCTATCGCCCCTTGTGCCCTGTAGACATCCTCAATAAGAGTAGACTTTTCCAACTTACTTTGAGTCTGTCTAATACGGGAATCAAGCTCTCTTAGAAAATCATCATACAGTAACTTGTCGTTAACAAAAGGTTTTAGGTTCATTGTTCAGCACCCTCCCCTGTGTTGCCTGAGAACCCAGGGGTACCTGGGGCTGGCACAGCGCCTGTACCAACGTTACCCCCACCAGCTCCGGTAGGGTCCATAGGGGCAGACCCCTCAGGGCCACCAGGACCCCCTTGTGGAGCCTGTGGTGCTGCTTGTGGGTTGGCTGCTTGGAACGTCTTAAGCATCTCAGCCTGTACAGCCGCACGTTGCATAGAGTTTGTTACTTTATCAGGATCAAGATCGAGAGACTTAGCAATCTCACGGATGATGTAATCCAACTTAGCAAAAGGTGCAAGCACAGGGTTCTGTACAAGACCAAGCAACTGCATCAAACGCTGGCTACGTACTTCGTTAGCCATGAGTGAAGAAGTACCAGCAGCTTTAACCTCAAGATCACCCTGAATCTCTGGGTCAAAGTCAAACTGCATGTTGAAGGAGAAGAGAGCTTTACCGAGAGGACCAAGCAGGTAGTCGTCGAAGTTCTGGACCACGGTACGGATACCGCCGTTAGCAGCAGACATCAACATAGAGATACCTGAGGCTGTACGACCAACACCAGAAATACCCGT